CTGAGCCTAGTTATATACAGTATGTTGATGCTGCACATGATGTAAAAGGCTACGAGAGTAGAATGCGATCATTAGGTACATTAAACGCTAACTTACTATACTTGAGTAAGTGCTAATATGAGGGGGCTAAAAGGCCCCCTCACTTTTTATTGCTATGTTGCTTATACTATTATATAATGAGTAGTATAAAGAGGTGAATAATGAAGTTCTATACTAACGTTGCAAGGCATTTTGATCATATTCTTGTTCGCGGGTACGAGAATGGTCAGCGTATCTCAAGGAAGATACAGTATAAGCCGTACCTTTTCGTTCCATCTAAGACAAGGCAAAGCGACTACCGTACACTAGACGGTAAAATTGTTGATAAGATGGAATTTGCTTCGATGTCTGAGTGTAATCAGTTCGTCAAGCGTTATAAGGATATAAGTGGCTTTGAATTTTACGGACATACAAATTTTCAATACCCGTTTATAAATGATGAATATCCTGATGATATTGTATTCGATAAGAGTCTCGTATCGGTTGTTACGATCGATATTGAGGTAGACTCGGTAGGTGGGTTTCCTAATATTGAGCAGGCTGATAGGTATATAACTGCTATTACTCTTCGCAAGAACGATGAAATTGTAGTTATGGGGCTTAAGCCTTATACAGTAAATGATTCTCGCGTGACCTATTTTCATTGTACGAGTGAAGAGCATCTACTGTTTAAGTTTATCGAGACTTGGAAACGCTTCAATCCAGATATTATAACTGGTTGGAACGTTGAGTTCTTTGATATTCCTTATATGGTTAACCGCATTAAGCGTGTACTTGGCGAGGATCAAGCTCAAAAGCTCTCTCCTTGGAATATACTTGAAAATCGTAAGTTATTCGTGCAAGGTCGCGAATATACTATCTATAGCCCCGTAGGCGTTACCGTACTTGACTACTTACAGCTGTATAAGAAGTTCTCTTATAAGATGCAAGAGAGCTATCGCCTTGACTATATCGCACACGTAGAGCTGGGTGAAAAGAAGCTAGACTATTCTGAGTATAGTTCACTAGCACAACTCTATACTCACGACTTCCAAAAGTATATTGACTATAATATTAAAGACGTTGATCTAGTATATGCACTAGACAACAAGATGAAGTTTATCGAGCAGGTAATGGCAATTGCGTATAGTGGTAAGGTAAACTACCCTGATACTTTTACTACTGTTCGTATGTGGGATATTATTATTCATAACTACCTACTTAAGCAAAATATTGTTGTTAATCAGAACAAGCATGCAGAAAAAGAAGAGCAGATTACAGGTGCTTATGTAAAAGACCCGCTTGTCGGTATGCATGAATGGGTAGCGTCATTTGACGTTAACTCCCTATACCCCATGCTTATTATTCAGTATAACATTAGCCCCGAAACTCTCGCGGGTAAGGTTAAGAAGACCTTCACTATCGAAGACGCTCTCGATGGTTACTATACTAACATTATCAATAACTTAAAGGAAAATAACCTAACCGTCACTGCGAACGGCGCACTTTTTGATCGCGACCGGCAAGGTTTTCTACCTAAGCTAATGAGTACCTTGTACGATGAGCGTGTACTGTATAAGGATAAGATGATCGAGGCCAAGAAGACTCTCGAGAAGGTAGAGTCTGGACAATATACCGAACCTGGTATGAGTAAGTCCGAACTTAAAAAGAAGTATGAAGCATTAGTAGCTCAGTACAATAATAATCAGATGGCTCGTAAGATTATTCTGAACTCAGGCTACGGTGCTCTATCTAACGCAGGTTTTCGATACTATGACGATACACTTGCAGAAGCGATCACCATGTCGGGTCAGCTTTCTATCCGCTGGATCGAGAATACTCTTAATCGTTATATGAATAAGGTTCTAAAGACTACAAATAAAGATTATATTATCGCTGTTGATACTGATAGTAACTATCTAAAGCTCGGACCTCTGGTAGATCACGTTTATACTAAAGAGCAGCAAAAGAATACTACTGAGATTATTAACTTTATGGATAAGATCTGTCAAGAAAAGATTGAACCCCTGATCGAGAAAGCTTTTGATGGTCTAGCTTCTTACGCTAATGCGTTTTCTCAGAAGATGAAGATGAAGCGCGAAAACCTAGCTGATAAAGCTATCTGGGTTGCGAAGAAGCGCTATATTATGAACGTATGGGATAGTGAAGGGGTACGATATAAAGAGCCTAAGCTGAAGATGATGGGTATTGAAGCTGTTAAGACCTCTACCCCCTCTGCTTGCCGCGAGATGATTAAAAGTACTCTGAAGTTAGTAATGGCTACTAATGAGAGTACTGTGATTAAGCATATCGAAGACTTTCGTAAGAAGTTCGAGAGTATGTCATTTGAAGAAATTGCATTCCCTCGAGGCTGTAAGGAAATGGATAAGTGGGCTGATAAGACGACTGTTTATAAGAAAGCAACACCTATCCATGTAAAGGGTTCACTGCTCTATAATAACATGCTTAAAAAGCTTAACCTTACTCAGTATCCAGAAATTGGAGAGGGTGAAAAGATTAAGTTTTGCTACCTAAGGCAACCTAATCCAGTTCAGGACACAGTTATTGCTTCTACGGGTGGATTACCGCCTGAGTTCGGTCTCGACAAATACCTCGATTATAGTAAGCAGTTTGAAAAGAGTTTTCTGGAGCCGATTAGCTCCATCCTAGATAAGATAGGATGGAAAACCGAACAAAAAGCAACCCTTGACGCATTTTTTTAGGAGATTATGATGTCGTTAAAAGAAAAGCTACTTAAGAATTCTACTGTTAAGCTAACCTCCATGCTAGCTGATAGTTCATTGTATAAGACTAAGGATATGATTACTACTCCAGTACCTATGATCAACGTAGCGCTATCTGGTCGAATCGATGGCGGTTTGACTCCCGGTGTTACGATGTTAGCGGGACCTTCAAAGCATTTTAAGACTGGATATGCACTACTACTTGCTTCTTCGTTCTTGAAGAAGTATACAGACGGTATCATTCTATTTTATGATTCTGAGTTTGGTACCCCACAGAAGTACTTTGAGACGTTCGGTATTAATCTAGACCGTGTAGTACATACCCCTGTTACTGATATTGAAGAGCTCAAGCATGATATCTCTGTACAGCTTCAGAATCTAGATCGAGCTGATAAGGTTATTATCGTTATTGACTCTATCGGTAATCTAGCGTCGAAAAAGGAAACTGACGATGCTATTGAAGGTAAGACCGTCGCGGATATGTCACGTGCTAAGGCGCTAAAGTCTCTATTCCGAATTGTTACAGCTAAGCTCACGCTCAAGGATATTCCAATGGTTGTTATTAACCATACCTATAAAGAGATTGGAATGTTCCCTAAGGATATTGTGGGTGGCGGTACAGGGTCTTACTATGGTGCGGATAATATCTGGATTATTGGTCGCCAGCAAGAGAAGGAAGGTACTGAAATCGCAGGTTACCACTTTGTAATTAACGTTGAAAAGTCTCGTTACGTAAAGGAAAAGAGTAAGATACCCATTACTCTAACATACGAGAACGGTATCAATAAGTGGTCTGGTCTTCTCGATCTTGCCATGGAGGGTGGTTATATTGTAAAGCCCAAGAATGGCTGGTACGCTGAAGTAAATAAGACTACCGGTGAACTAGGTAGTAATATGCGCGCTGGTGATTTTGTAGATAACTCGGAATTCTGGACAAGGCTTCTAAGAGAAACTGACCTGGCCTCTTTCATTGAAAGCAAGTATACTCTGGCGATGGGTAGTATTATGGAAGAAGAGGTAACTGAGTGAGAGAAGATTTAATTCTTTCTAGTCTTGTCTATAACGAAGATTATGCTAGAAAGGTAATTCCTTTTCTAAAGGCAGAATATTTTCAAGATTCTGCCGTAAAAGACGTATATGAAGTAGTTGATGGCTTTATAAAGAAGTACAACACACAGCCTACTAAAGAAGCTATTAAAGTAGAGTTAGACTCCAAGACGGGTGTAAATGAAAATCGATATAAAGAGATTTTTAGTATTGTAGAGCGTCTCGAACCAGTAAGTGAGAATCTAGACTGGTTAGTAGATAAGACTGAAATTTATTGTAAAGATAGGGCGGTTGTTAATGCGCTTTATCAGTCTATTCAAATTGTAGATGGTAAAGATAATAAATTTAGTAAGAATGCTATACCTGGTATCCTTACCGATGCACTTGCAGTAAGTTTTGATAGTAGCATCGGTCATAACTTTCTAGATGATAGTGAGTCAAGGTATGATTTCTACCACTTGAAAGAAAAGAAGATACCGTTCGATCTTGATTATTTTAATAAAATCACGCGTGGCGGTCTATCGCAGAAGTCATTGAATATTATTCTTGCTGGTACTGGTGTCGGTAAGACTATGTTTATGTGTCATTGCGCTGCTACTAACCTGGTTCAAGGCTATAACGTCTTGTATATTACCATGGAAATGGCTGAGGAAAAGATTGCTGAAAGAATTGATGCTAATCTTCTTAACGTTACAACCGAAGAGCTAGCCGTACTATCAAAGGATGTATATCTGAAGAAGGTAGGTCGTGTTAAGGAAAAGACGACGGGTAGGTTAATTATTAAGGAGTATCCTACCGCTTCCGCAGGCAGTATTCACTTTAGAACTCTTATTGAAGATCTTAAGATCAAAAAGAACTTTATACCTGATGTAATCTATATTGATTATTTGAATATTTGTATGAGTTCACGAATGAAAATGGGTGCTAGTATTAATTCTTATACCTATATCAAGGCTATTGCTGAAGAACTGAGAGGTCTTGCTGTAGAATATAAAGTACCTATTGTAAGCGCTACGCAGACTACCAGAAGCGGGTATACCAACGCCGACCTAGGCCTTGAAGATACTTCTGAATCTTTTGGTCTCCCTGCCACGGCTGACTTTATGTTCGCTCTTATTACCACGGAAGAGCTTGCCAATCTCAACCAGGTGATGGTAAAGCAATTGAAAAATAGGTATAGCGACCCTAATACAGATAAACGCTTTGTTATTGGAGTAGACAGACCAAAGATGAAGTTCTATGATACGGAGCAGAATAGTCAAGCCGATATTCTAGACGGCCCTATTATGGATAGTACTCATTTTGGTGAAAGAAATCGAGAAGAAGTAGAGCTGGCCAGAGTTAAAAAGAAGCGTAAGAATACAGGGGGGTTTAATTTCTAATGGTAAAGTATAAAATTATTCAAGAAGGATCTGACTTCTATATTAAAGAAGTAGATACCGATCAAGTCGTAATGTTGTTGGACAGTAGAAAGGAAGCCACGAAAGTCGTCACTAGATTAAATCTAGGCGCTGGCTTTGATGGGTTTACCCCAAGATTCATGATAACTGAAGGTTAATTGATTATAAATAGTACTAGCATGTTTGCACCTTATAGGTGTCAAGAGGCAAGTGCACGGTTGTGCTCGGAAGTGACTGTGTCGCCTTTCATAGGCAGGTGGGGTTCCTACAGTCCATGCAGTACAAAAAGAGCGGCCCCGCGGGGCCGCTCTTTTTTTATAACTACTATATTTTATAAAACGGAAGAGGTGGGATTCGAACCCACGGTAGTATCTCTACTACGCCCGATTAGTAATCGGATACCTTAAGCCGCTCGGTCACTCTTCCTGGAGCTGGCGGAAAGGGTGAGATTCGAACTCACGGTACCTTTCGGTACGTCGGTTTTCAAGACCGGTGCCTTAAACCACTCGGCCACCTTTCCTTGTAATAATTTATGCCGCGAGAGCATATTCCTTGGCGGTTTCAAGGGCATCAAGCTTGCGCTTTTGATTAACACCGTACCACGCAGAATGTAGGCGAGAACCCTGCGAGCGACCAACAACATGGTCGGTAAGATAAGTCACGGCGTTATAAGCCTGCCACCAAGAACCAGCAGATAGATCGGCGCCGGGCTGCTTATCCACGATAGAGAAAGCCAGTTCAGAGTTACGAGAAGAATCGCCCTTCTCGCCGCCAATCTTAGGAAACACCTCATTAAAGTACTCAATAAGAGAGTCCTTGGAGTAGCGCTTAGAAGCGAGAAACTCAGCAATATCCTTATACTGGTTCAGATAACGATTAGCAATACCAAGAGTTTCCTTTACCTCTTCCGCATTAAACTTACGGTTATGGCTGATCTTTACCATCTGAGAGCTCGAACGATTGAGAGCCATGGTAAGGGTATTATTGCAGACAACACGAGTCGGTGTAAAGCGAACATCGATGGACTGGCCGAACTTATGTGGATTGGTAAAGAGAAGATGAGACTCCACAAGATCCTTGCCTTGAGGGGTCTTAATCTCAAACGAATCCTTAACCCTGGCCATGGCCCAAACGATAGAACCACCCTTAAGGGAACCAGCAGTATGCATTTCCATATCACCGGCCATGACGTACTCATGAAAGAAGTTGAACGCGTCTCGGTTCTGTACTGGTTCCCAGCTATCCTTCACGTGGGTCAGGATATTACCATCAGAAGAGCGAACCAGAGCCTTAATTCCTGCATCGACCATCTTACCATTAATCTTAACGAAGCAGGGTTCCTTTTCAACGGACCAATCAAGTTCAGCCTTTTCAAGGACCTGCTCGGGGGTCAGATCAGGGGGAATTTCCGTACCAAGTCCATGCCAGGGTACTTCCCCGACATAAACCATCTTGGCCTTACCATTTACAATTTCAAGTTCATGCGACATGTTGATTTCTCCTCATCACATCATCTTTATAGCGTGACAGGAGAAAAAAAGCAACTTATTTTATGACGCGATATAAGCTGTAATAGCTGCTATCCAGATAAGAGCGCTAAGACTTAGAGCCACGATAAGATCGTTAACTGTAGGTAGTTCCATTTTACGTACTACACAATTTACATTAAACGTTTGCATTTTAGTCTCCTTTTCGTGCCTTAGTTAGGCACGTCTTCAAGGAATCAGCTATGGTATTTTCTTATAGCTGGTATTGGTTATATCAATCCCAGAGACATTCATAATACTTGGCGAAGAGCATACGACCATGCTTCATTCGGGTGACATGCTTATTTCTGCTTTCATCATCTGTATACATGGTATGGTTAGGACCAGTAGCAAGGTATCCATCTTCATTAACGAAGAGATCGATATTACCATGAATGAACTGATCTTCCCATTCGGTTTGGTGTTGTTCGAACGTCCAGATCATTTCATCCAGAACCCAGGTCCAGCGAGTATGAAAATGCTCATCAGCATCCCACTCGTTTTCGGTAGGTGGTGCATTAGTAGAACGAATATGTTCGGGGACGTCTTCGTCGTCCACGTTAGGTGACCCTTGTTTGGTGGTCTTTAGTTGTTTAAGCATGGGGACGATAATATGAGAGAGTGTCTCATACATCGACCAGGTATCGTGAGGATCGATACGAACCTCAATCTTGCGCTCCCCTTCCCCCTTGGGATACTTACCAATATTAACCTTCACTATTCTTCTCCATAATATAAGAGAGTTTACGACTTTGATCTATATCGACAAGGTATTCGTTAAAGCAATCAAACTGCTCGATATATTCTTGTTCTGTTACTTCCTGTACGGTAAAGACAGTCTCACCAACATGATCCTGACCAAACTCCCTGGGTTCTTCGGTCTTAAGAAAGGTAGTCTGAGCCTCTTCATGAGAATCGGCCTTAATAGCGTAGGCCATACGAAACATAGAGACGGTCTCAACGATATAGATCTTACTCATGATTATTTTCCTTTTCACGATTCTTCTTGATAGTCCGAATTTCCCACCAGCATAGCCACTCGAAAGCAAACTTCGTATGGATAAAGCCGAATGAGAATACCCGAATCAGACCATCTGTAATCTCACATAGTCCACAGATTATATTACGGATGTTATTCATAGAGTATACTCATAGTTAATGGTATGCTCATTCTCCCTATACAAAAACGCCCCGTTATTCAAATGAAAACGCTTGGCCATGTCTGTAGGAGGAGAAAGAGTAACAGCACGATAAATGTATAATTCATTCCTAAGATACTTGAGAGTCTCGAAGACTAACTTACGGGCCATACCTTTCTTGATAGACCAGATCGTATAGAGACAGGCGATATCATTCAAATTACAATCATCATAAAACAACTCTTCTTCATATGCCGGTACATAATCTAGAAGAGTATAACAGACAATAGCGTCAGGGTTTGACTTATCTCCAATACCAGCGATATAACAATTCCTACCAATACGCTTAGTAATAGGAATGTGTGGGCGTACTGGGTCTTGTTCGATGATTCGCTTAACATCTTCTGTAATCTCATTGTAGTGGAAGATTGAATCCATGTTAATATATCTCCAAGGCAACATCCTTAATATAATGTAGTTATTGAGCCTAGGCCACCGTTTTTAACGTTTCCGCGCGCAAAAAAATTTTTAGATATGGAGAATCTAGCACACGCGCAAAAAAATCTCTGTGATTGTCTCTGTGTATTGTATGGTCTCTGTGTCTCGCTGTGTGCGTGCGGGAGCTGAGCAATACGGCACATTATATCAAAACCCCTCTATACTGTTTCCCCGCTAACTTTCTCGCCATACCCACACTGGACTTTTTTCCTGACCGATCATACCTTTAAGCCTTGACCGGTGAGGACAAACACGTTCCAGCCCATGACCATCTCCTTCATCATATGACTGTTATAGTCTTAGGGAGGTTTTAGATCAACCGATCTTCTTGGCGCCGTTGCAATCAACCACGAAGCGGTTCGACAACATGTCTCCTGCACGCTCTTTAGCGATCGCGATAGCACCGTCCTGGTTCTCGGCCGAGACGTTGAGAAGCAGCAGGCCACGGAACTTGCCACCAAAGTCGCTGGAGATGGCGAGTTCGACTTCGTATTCGTTCATCTGATTCATCCTCTTCATCATAACCATAATATACGCTTAGGGAGGTTTTAGATCAACCCAGGAATTCCTCATGGGTGGTATCAGTCTTGGAGCGAAACCGATCACGCACGTTCCGGAGCATGTCCTGAATCTCACCCTCGGCGACGCGATCGCGAATAGCCAGAGTCGTCAGAATACCCTCGAGCTCGCCGATGTACCGAGAGTAAGCCGTGCGGTAATCGTCACCGTTGAGCTTGGCCAGCGCCTGAGCAGCGAGGAAGCAATCGTTCTGCAGATCGTGAACCATCTTGCTCATCGTCTCTCTCCTTCTGATGTCTCTTTATAGGCTTAGGGAGGAAAAAGGTCAACCCCAGTTCACATACTGTGAGGAAATTTTACTGTATGCCTTATAATTGTCCTGCTCATAGAACAGATCTGGGTCCTGTTTATCCACGAAGAATTCGTTGACGAAGGCCTGGCCCAGCCGTTCATGAGCGTATTGGCCCTTTGCATAGCTTTCTACGAAGCGCCACATCTGTTCGGTGGAGATCTTCATTAGACCCGAGCCCTCCGGAGGTACACCGCATTCACACCATCAGCCAGCAGACGACACTCCAGGGTCACGCCCTCCTCGAGAGCCTCGTCCAGGAGCTGACCCCAGAGAGTATTATCGATGTAGCCATAAGCCTTACCCGTCTCGGCGAGGCTCGTCCAGATCTCGTTCGTGTCGTACATCTCTCTCTCCTTCATCATACAATCGTTATAGCGGTTGGGAGGAAATAAGGCTACTTCTTCGTAGCCCATCGGATGTTCTCGTCGAGCATCTCGTTGAACATCTTGATCTGCTTCTTCGTCAGACCCAGGCGAGTATCCATGGCGCCGATCATCGACTGCATCCAGCCGATCGCGAAGTGAGGGTTCTCGTTCTCTTCGAGCGTGTTCGTCAGAATCCGAACCTTGGAAGCGTCGATGTGGTTCATCTCATCCATCCTCTTGATGTCTCTTTATAGGCTTCGGGAGGAAATAAGTCAACCCTGTTCTTCGATCGCACGAAACATCTCTTCGCGATCGCTGTTGCAGAACAGGAGATAGGCCGCTACACCGAGAGCCAGAATCGCGTAGATCATCTCATCCATCCTCTTCATCATAACCATATCATAGTCTGAGGGAGGAAAAAAGTCTACGGAGAAGAGCGGCTGTTCCCTTGTAGATTAATATGGGAACAGCCAGGATGTATATCAGAAAGACCGACATAACGCCGATGAGTCCCGGCGTGATCAGCACAGTGTTCGCCACGCATAGAGTAGAATCCTGTAGAGAAGGATTACAACCCAGCCAGAGGGCGATATCCTCTATCAATTGGCAGTATATCGCCAGTTAGTATAGAACTTAAGATCCTTGAATTCGCATGTCCATTGCTCCTTGGAGATATCAAAGAAAGCCATGGCACATTCGTAGTTTCGAAAGAGCTCTTGTCGGACGACACGATTGCCATCCAGAAGATTAACCTGAAACATCATGCAGCCTCCTTGAGCTCGTTGACGATCTGAATACCGTTGGCGAATTCCAGGATCTCTTCCATGGTCTTGGCATCAATGATAACATCATCGATCTGAACCTTGAACAGAGCCCGAGCATAGCGCTTCTCAGTACTACGCGTGACATTAACAGTCACATCACGTCCCAGTACACGAGTCAGATTAGCCATAAGACCCTCTGCTACAACGTCGAGAGTCTTGTGCTTCTCCACACTACGAATACGATCGGTCTTCTTATAGACAGGCTTGGCCTTAACAGTCACTTCGGTCATGGTATGTCCTTTCGTTGCGATTGCGTTATAGGCTACGGGAGAATTAAAGTCTACCGCTTAAGGTAGTTGAGGTTCTTCAGTTCAACCTCAAAGCGATTCTCGTTCTGTTCCACAAAATACCAGGCATCATCTTCGTTCTTGAAGGTCTTACGCGCGACGATCTTACGACCATCCTTGACGATCACTTCATACATGGCATCTCTCCTTAGAAACCAAACACCAGGAAGAAGGCCACCACAGCGAAGAGCGTCAGAGCGCCCAGGGCTTCGAAGATCACCTTAGCTACGCTATCCATCTCATCTCTCCTCTTCATCATAACCATAATATACGCTTAGGGAGAAAATAAAGCTACCCTTGCTTGACCCAGATTCGATGCTCTAGAGGATTCATACG